TCATTACGGTTTAGGTCGCTGACCGATTGCCGACCTTTCCTCGACCATTTGACGACCTTTACGGAAATGAAAGTCAATTATTCGGGAAACGATTGCGTAATCGAATGGCGTAAGATATTGGAAATAAAAGATAATCACTCTCGCAACTTGCAAGTAACTGACAAGCAACTTGCAAGTAACTTGCTCCTAGATAAGAAAGAGAAGAGAAGAAGAGAAGAAGAAGAAGAAGAGAAGGCTGCAACGCCTCCCGTTAATAATAATCCCGACATACCGCAAGATTTAATGGTGACGCTTAAAGAAAGATGCATGTATCCAGAAGATGTTATACGCGAAGTTGCAAACGATGCCTGGATAAAGTTTTTAGGAAATCCTGACAAGGAAAAAAACTGGCCTAGATTTATTGCTCATTATTTTGTGAACGAAAAGGATTCGATTAGAAACTTTCTTATTGCTAAAAACAAGGAATCCTCCAAGGAGAAAACAGTGGATGATTGGCTAGCACAAATTTACGCAGACGACGAAGCGGAGCAAGAGGCGCTACGCAAGCAACGCGGGGGTTTGTCCGATGTTTGAATTACCGCCTGATTTGACCGAGATTCGATTACACGAGCAAGCCGGTAGGGTAATGCATTTTGGGTCAAGATATCGCTTCCTACAGGCTATTAACGGCCTTAGACCGGGTTGTATACATGGTCTTCTGGCCCCAAGTTCAATGGGCAAGTCAACTTTGCTCAGATCGATCATTACAGACACTTCAGAGATTAAAAAAGTAGGGGTTATATTGTCCGAAGAAACAGACATAGAATATTCATCTGGGTTTGAGCGCCAAGGAGAGCCAATTTGCTGGGAAAACCTAATGTACGCATCTGAATCAAAGATTGTGGCTATGTATGACACCAAGGAGGAGCAGATAGATGCTATTGTTTCTTTTGCCATTGAAAACGACATAAAGGCTCTTTTTTGGGATAATATAACAACTGGGGGTATATTGGGAGACACCGTACGGCCTGACCAAATGGCAGTACTTTTAGACAGGCTTAAGAAAAATCTATTTTTAAATCAAATAGCCCTAATGTTCATTGCTCATACTAATAAGAGCGTAAAAACAGAGCAAAGCCACCAATTTCAAGGGGAAGATGTGCGTGGTTCGGCCCAATATTACCTTAAAAGTGATTATTTCTTTACTCTTCAAACCAAAACAAAGGAGGATAAAAAAATTACCTTTGTAAAAATTGCAAAGCACAGATTTCATCAACCAAAAGATATATATTATGTATTACCATTTGACGTAAATAGGTACATCAAAGACGCCCCGGTTAAATACAGCTTAATTCAAGAGATATTTGAAAAGGAGAAGAAGAAAGATGAAACGACAAGAACGAGCCATCAATCATATTCCAGAAGATGAGTGCTGGAAGGTTGTAGGAAATAAGGCCCATTTTCATATAGGCAAAGAATTTGTTTATTATGAGTTTAAAGATGCCCGTGAAGCTGAAAAGTGGAAGTCGGAGCGGTCTATCGAGAACCGTAGAACCGGATTCATAGAAGACTGGCAAGCCTGTAATCCAGATGGGACTTTTAACTTTGAAAAAATGGCGAAGCTTAAACGCTCAATGGGGATTGCTCAGGGAAGACCTGAGTCGGTTGCCGAAATGATTGGCGTTAATGACATGTTAGGAAGAAAAACTGACTATGAAGCTATGGACGAGATTCAAATCCATTCTCCTAATCTTCCTAGACCTAGATGGGATGGTAAAAAGATTGATAGGACAACCAGGGAAATGAAGTTGGAGCAACTTGTAGGGACAGCTAAAATACCTCCCTACTTGAGAGAGCTATTCTTATCAGAAATAAAACTAAGCACGGATATGGCCAATGCTCACTTAAGAGATCGCGCCCGCCTTTTGGGACTGTTATGAAAACGTGGAAGGAATTGAGCGAAGAGGAGAAGAGGGAAATTTGTGAGTATCTAGACCTCCTAAAGAAGTTTAACGAGAATCCTGGGAACTTATCCATGGATCAAAAGAGGTGGGTTTTGCAGCGTTCTGATTTGCCGACTTGGTTAGTTCCCTTGGATGTAATTAAAAAGCACTCGTTAGGATAAAAGCTTTTTAGTTTGACATCCCATCCGACTTCTCGGAAACTTATTTACATGACAACAACACAACTTAGAAGCCTTAACGACATTGGTTCACGCCTTAGATGGGTACGCGAGTCGCTAGGAATTACTAAGTCAAAGGTTGCTCTGGATAACATGATGGCAATTTCTTCCTATTCAGATAGGGAAAACGGAATTCGGACTCACTATCCTGAGGAGTATAAAGCACTAGCTGAGTATTTCGCCCATCTTTGGAGACTCAAGTACACCAAGAATCATCCAATGTTTAACGGAAACGAAATCAAAGTCATCACAACTATGTGGATTATGTTTGGGGTAGCAAATGAGTGAGCCAATTGGAGCATGTGAGGCGGTTATTAAGTCAATCAAGAGTACTGCCGATGGGAGTTTTGACATCACCCTTAGTGTAAACACTAACGATGTTCAGATTATCAACAAACTTATTAGCCTATTTGCCAATAACGACAAACTAATTAACGTAGGATTTGCAACTCATGAGTAAGCCTAAGACAAAGATTATGGGCAGACCTAGAATCGAGATTGACTTTGAACAGTTTGAAAAGCTTTGTAATTACCAGGCAACTATTGGCGAAATAGCGTCTTGGTTTGACATGTCGGTTGACACTCTAGAAGAAAGAATTAGGGAAAAGTTTGGATGCACTTTTTCGGCTTATACACAGAGACATAAGGACATGGGAAAAATCTCTGTTAGACGCAAGCAATTTTCGGAAGCAATGAAGGGTAACACAACAATGCTTATCCATTTAGGTAAAAACTATCTTGAGCAATTTGATAGAAATAAGATAGAGAGCGATAACACCAACAAAAACGTAGAAGTTTCATACGAAGATTATATCAAAACACTCGGAGACAACTAATGGCTAAGGCGGACGCAAAGGAAGTTAAGGACAATATCAACGACCTTCCTTTATTGAGAAAAGAGTTTGAACGCGGGCTAATGCAGACACGAAAGCTTACCGCTTTAAAAGCAAAGCTAATTGAGCTTTATATGGGCGAGAAGCAATCTGCTAACGAGTTTGAGTTAATGCTCATGATACTCAAGAGAGACCGCTTAAAAGGGCAATTAAACGACGCTCACATGGAGTTGCTGAATGGCATCGATATTAGGAAGTGCGAAGAGACTTGTTTTGTTAAAGTTGATAATGCACCGAGAGTTCACCATCTGACAAAAGACCAAGTGTGCAAATACTACAAGGACAACGACACAGATAGGTTTGTGGTCTTTGTTGAAATCAAGGTGCCACCTAGTCACCAAATGACTTACGACCTACTAATGAAAGAAGCTCGCGGACATTTCCCAAGTGAAGACATGTATCCTAAAGAGCGCATTCGTTTACATAGGCTTGATTTAACACCAAAAGAGTTTCATGCTTGGTTTGAGTACAATTCAGATTCCATACTCGCCGCAGATAAACCAGAAGAATATACATTTTAAGGAGCTATATATGACTAAGAAAAAAGCAGTTAAAAAAGAAGCGAAAGAAGAAGTTGTTGAGTGTCCGGTTGTTGAGACAGTAAAGACAGTTGAGACAGTAGAAACTCCAGTTGTTAACATTCAGATTCCAGCATCGGTTGTGATTACCAACTTGAAGGTAAAACTGCAGGCGATTCCAGCAGGCTTTCGTGAAATTGATTTAGCAATTGAAGACGCTTGCCTTGCACTTGATCGCGCACTTGCTCTTTGTAACTTCATTGAAGCTGCACAAGCAGAATTGGCCAAAAAGAAAAGATAGTTTCAACAGGAGAATGATGGACTTATGTCAAATATTCTTGATTTCTCCTATTACTGCCCGAGAGTCTTAAAAATTAAGACTAAGATACATGGGATTCAACCGTTTGTTTTAAGGGACTATCAAAAGAAGTACCTCCAGTGGAGGACGGATTCGTTTCCAACTGGAATCATTAGGGCAATCATACTAAAACCTAGACAATCAGGATTTAGCACACTAGAGGCCGGAATAAATATCCATAGAACCATTACTAGGCATAACGAACGTGGCATTGTTATGGCCGACAAGTTTGGGCGTACTAGTGAACTTCAAAGTATCTATTCAAATTACATCACTCATATTCCAGATAAAATTAAACCGATGATAGCAAAGGATAATAGTGACGAGGTTCTTTTTGATAACCCAAATAGAGAACTAAGGAATGCAAAGCCTGGACTGGGGTCGGGGTTTAAGTACGAAACTGCCCAAGATGCGAACGCGGGTCGAGCGGGTACAAGAAACTGGGCGCACTTATCTGAATTTGCCTTTTTTCCACATGCAATGGAGACAGACGAAGGGCTCGGAAACAGTATCCCGCTTGCAAGAGGGACATCTATCGTAAAGGAATCGACTGCTAATGGCATGAGTGGAGATGGCGAAGCGTTTTATAATTTATGGTGTGCTGCTGAAGAGGGCAGCTCAATATATCGCCCATTCTTTGTTCCATGGCAGTCAATTCCAGACTATGCCATAGAAGTCCCACGCGGATTTATCCTTACCAAAGAAGAAATCGACCTGGTTAAAAGGTGCCCCGACATAACAAACGCCAATCTTGTTTGGAGACGGCTTAAAATATCAGAATACTCAAAGACATCCGACTCCCCACTTGAACCCGTTGAGCGGTTTAAACAGGATTTCCCCTCATATCCATCTGAAGCATTCCTTTCAACGGGGCGACCAGTGTTTGACATGGAATCGCTCAAGAACGACATAGAGGACTTGAGAAACCATCCTCCTAAGAAACATCAAGTTAAGATCAAGCAGACGTTCCTGGCAATGTATCCAAGGCTATTAACGGTCTACTTTGTGCCTGAAAACGGGATGAAGTACTCAATTGGGGCCGACGTTTCACTCGGCTTAGATATAGGAGATGCTTCTCACGCAAAGATTCTTGATTCTAACATGAAAGAGGTTGCTCATTTTCACGGACAGCTTGATCCTGATCATTTTGGACGATGTTTGGTTGAACTAGCGAGAACATACAACAACGCAATCATTGTCCCTGAAATTAATGCAATGGGACACACCACGTTAAACGCCATTAAGGACATGGGTTACACGCGTGTTTACAACAGAGAAGTTAATGACGAACTAGACGAGCACAAGATCACTAGTAAGATCGGATGGCAGACCAATGTAAAGACTAAGCAAGTAATGTTGAACGCCTTAATAGCCGCCTATAGGGACAAGGAAGTGACCATTTTAGACGATGGAACACTTAAAGAGATGCTTAGATGCACTCGAGAGTCAGATGGGAGCGTCGAGCTTAATGGAAAGGATCGAGTTGTAGCAACTTGCCTTGCTCTCCAGGGCTTCAATCAGATTTACGAGTCCGCAACTGTCTACAACCCAGGCAAACCAAAGAAGTTAATCTTTGAAACCATGGACAAATCACGCGAAGAAATAGCAAAATTAGATAAAAAAAAGAAGAGCGTGTTTAGTT